GAAAACGGTGAACGTGTTAAATATTTATATCAGCACGATATGAACCAACCAATTGGCAAAATGACTGAATTATATGAAGATGAAAAGGGATTGGTATTCGTGGCGGAAATTGCTAAAACACAATTAGGAAAAGACGTTGTCGAGTTAATGAAATCCGGCGTTATTACTGAAAATTCAGTTGGTATTATGCCAATGCAAAAAAACAATAAAGGCGATTACAGAGAAATAACCGAAGTTAAATTGTACGAAATTAGCGCCGTTACATTAGCGGCAAACGACCAAGCCAAAATATTAGACGTAAAGGGGAACGTTGACGTTGAAAAACTTTCAAAGCGTTACGATAACCTAACAAAATTAATTCGCAAAGGCGAAATATCGGACGAAATGGGATTTGCCATTGAAGCCGAAATACAAAAACTAAAATCATTATTTATTGAGTTCACGAAGCCGGTTGATGAAATCACTTCGCCGAATGTTGAGGTAAAAAACAATGATTCCGAAGTGTTCAATTATTTAATAAATTCCTTAAAAATATAAAAATGGAAGAAAATTTAAAAAACCAATTGGATCAATTCAATAATGCTATTGATTCAAAAATCGAAAAGTCTAACAACGAAGTTGTTGAAAACGTTGTTGTTAAGGCAAACGAAATCGTTAAGTCTGAAGTTTCAGAAATGGCGACTAAATTAAACGAGAGATTAGACGCAATCGAAGTATCTAACAAAAAAATGTTCAGCGCTAAAAAAAGAATGACATTCAAAGGCGCTTTAAACGAAGCGTTTGAAAATGGCGCAATCGAGAACCTTACAAAAGGAAATTCAAGAAGCGCATCATTTGAAATCAAAGCGGATATGACTGTTGCTGCTGATTTCACCGGTGAAGTAATTCCGGCGGACAGAGTTCCAGGTTATAAGTTTGATCCAACAAGACCGACGCACATTCGTCAGTTATTGGCACAAGGTTCAACACAAAGTGACGTTGTTCGTTTCGTAAAAGAAAGCGGATATTCAAACGGTGCTGCGGCAACTGCTGAAGGTACTACATTAACACAGTCCGATTTCGATATGACTGCGGCAGATGCTAACGTTAGAAAAATCGGAACTTATTTCCGTATTTCTGAAGAAATGTTGGCAGACACACCACAATTGACTTCTTACCTTTCAGCGCGTGCGCCGGAAAAACTTTTAGAAGTTGAGGACACACAAATTTTAAGTGGAAACGGAAGTGCGCCAAACTTAAGCGGAATCATTACCGATGCAACGGCATTCGCTGCGGGTGATTTAGCTGATTCAGTTGATAACGCTAACGAATTTGACGCAATTGTTGCGGCGCTTAACCAATTGGCCGGTGCTAACTATAACGCGGACACAATTCTATTGAACCCGTCAGATTTCCACAAAATCCTTTTATTAAAAGATTCACAAAATAACTACCTTAAAGACCAAGTTTATTCAGGTCTACAACCGGTATTTATGGGCGTGAAAGTTGTTCTAAATACTGCTATTGCTGCCGGTTCATTCTTAATCGGAAACTTTGGCGTTGGAACACAACTTTGGGTTCGTGATGGAATCAACGTTGAGTTCTTCAGAGAGGACGGAACAAACGTTCGTGACGGATTCGTTACTGTAAGAGTAAGCGAGAGAGTAGCTTTAACAAACTATTTACCTAATGCGTTTGTAAAAGGAACTTTTGCCGCTGCAATTGCAGAGCTTGAAACACCATAATAATATTTAATTATTATAAATTTAAGGCCTGGATTTATTTCCGGGCCTTTTTTTTTATGCATTATTTTTAGGCGATCAACAGATAAGAACGTAAAAAAAACAAAAAAAACTTTAAAAAAAAACTAAAAAAATTTTTTTAATTCTAAAATGTGTTATATATTTGTATCAAACAAAACAATAAACCAATTATGAAATTTTTACACTTTATAATCGAAAACGAAACAAAAAACCAAATTGAAAGCATTTATTCTAACAATGTAAATCCAAAATTTAGTTTAGAGTCTTTTACTCAAATTGAGGGAGGAAAAAAATTTACATATAAAATTTGGAATAGAGATACAGACGAAATAATAATAATAAAATAAAAACATTAACCGGCGCGTTTCGGCGCGCCATAATTTTAGACAAATGAAAACAAAAACCGGATTAACAATCATTCACGATGGCAACCGCGTCAACGTGTACACACAAAACGAAATGCGAAAGCATAACAACAAAAACAATTTTGAAACGTGGTTTAAAAGCGTTTTAAACGCCTTAAATTTAAAGATATGAGTAATATACCTAAACACTACGAAAACGGTCTTAAACACGACCTAATTGACGTTATTGCGTCTTATGACTTAAACTTTAACCGAGGAAACGTTTTAAAATACGTTATTCGCGCCGGACGCAAAGACAATGAAATTGAAGATTTAGAAAAGGCGTTGGATTATTTAGAACGCGAAATATATCATTTAACAAATAAAATAGACATCAAAAATTTTTAATTATGTGGGGATTAAATTATATACCGGGCGATGAACCCGAATTCGAATGCGCCGTTTGTGGTGTACCAATGTTTGAGGACGCGGGGTTGTGTTCTTACGATTGTTATTTAGCTGATCAAATGTAAGTATTATGAAACAGAAATTTATTAAGTTTTTTTTAACATTATTTTTATGGTTTTTTGCCATTAGACAAATAATGGTATTCAACGAATTGCCAACGGCTATGTTCCTATTTTTTGTGGGGGTTTGCGTCGCATTGGCAAACGACAACTAAATGTCATAATTTAGTTTTTATTGGTTTGTAATAAAAGCCGGTCATTAATTTGGTCGGTTTTTTTTGTAAATTTACACAATGAGTCCAAATGTTTTTGGTTGTTATGCTGAATATTTATTTGCCACAAAAGCGATGGAAAACGGTTTATTAGTTTCATTTCCTTTGCTTCATACTTCAATATATGATTGCATTATTGATACGCCAAATGGTTTATTTAAAGTACAGATAAAAGCCATCAATGAACAGAACAGAACACGAAACCGAATCAATTTAGTTGACCATAAAAAAAACGGTTACAAAAAAAAGGACGTGGATTTTTTCGCGGTCTATTCAGCCGAACGCCAGGGATTTTTTATTTTTAAAAACGACGGCAAAATTCAATCATTTACGGTTGGTTTGGAAAAATATTCAAAATATTTTAATAACTTTGCAGCAATGTAAGTTTTTTCATTATTGTTTTCATTCTTCTGAAAAGGCGTCACAAATTAATGTGGCGCTTTTTTTTTATCTTTACAAAAAATTAAAGGCTATGCAATTAAAAATCAAACAATCAATTTTAAGAGGTGGTAAACGTTACGATGAAGGCGACAAAATAGATTTGCCGGATCACATCGCACAAAATTGGATTGCCAAAGGTTTAGCGTCTAAAATAGGCAAAAAGCAAAACAAAGAAAAAATCGAAACCAAAGAATTAAAGGTTGAATATATTGAAATAAAAGACGATGCGACAAATAAAGATTAATTCAACAACCGGAAATGAATTGTTAACGGCTCAAAACGTAAAGGATTACGTTCGTATTGATACAAGCGCCGACGACAATATTATTGCGGCTATGATTACACAAGCGCGCATTTGGTGCGAAAACTATATATCGCGCGATATAGTTCCGAAAAATAGAACGTATTATTTAGATTCAACCAACGGAATTTTTGACGTGCCATTTGGTCCAATTGCAAGTATTGAGGAAATAACCATTGACGGCACCGCAACAACTGATTATGAGATTTTGGGTTTAGACAATGAAACGATTGAATTAGACCAAGGACCAGGCGAACGCGTTAAAATAACATATATAACCGCGGGAATAAATGACGCGTTGATTAAACAATCAATGTTGCAATTAATATCAACGTATTACGACAACCGCGCCGATTTTATGGTTGGAAATGTTTCAGAAATACCAACATCAACTAAATCAATTTTAACGTCTTATAAATCAATGTTTATATGATGAACGCCGGTAAATTAGATTCTAAAATAACAATTAAACGTTTATCTAAAACACCGGACGAATTCGGCGGGTTTAGCTCAACATTGTCGGACGTTGCAACGGTTTGGTGCCATTTAACGCAATTAAAGGGTGAAATAAACGACAAATTCGGCAAACGCGAACAAGACGTCCAAGTCGAAATTACAATGCGTAAAAACACCGCTGATTTAATACAGTTAGGCGACATTTTTACATTGGAAAATGATTCAAAAAAATACCGTATAAACGACAAATTCGAATTTGATTTGGATTTTTATACAAAACTATTGGCGACAAAATCGGAATAAATGAACGTGAACCTTAAAATTGACCAAAGCGATTTGAACAAACTTAAAAATAAGTTAGACAAAATGCGTGCGTTTGAATCCAAAACATTATCCAATGAATTAGGAAAAACGGGAATGGAAATTGTAAGGTTGGCCAAACGTGAAGTTCCGGCGCCAACGGGAACATTAAGAAATTCAATAAGCGCACAACGAAGCGGTAAATCAATCAACGTTGTAGCTGCGGCACATTACGCGCCTTATGTTGAATTTGGGACCGGTGGCCGCGTTAATCTAACCGATATGACGGAATTAGGCATTCCGCCAAGTTATGCGGCCCAATTCAAAGGCAAAGGCATTCGAGAGGTTAATTTGCCGGCGCGTCCGTTCTTTTTTAGTTCGGCGCGAATAGGATTTAAAAATTTGTTGAACCGCTTAAATGGCGAAATTAAAAAAGCAATAAAATAATGTTAGAAGCGATTCACTATGTACGCAAGGCAATCATTGCAAAATTAAACGGAAACATTATAATTGACGGTTCAGCAGTTCCAATTTATGGGCGTGTTCCGACTGATGCAAGTTATCCATTTATTCGTGTTTATTCAGTTTCAAACGACGAAACGGATCAAAACCAAAGTACATTCACAATGGAAACAATCACACGAATTGAATGTGTGACGCGTTTTGTTTCCGATAGTGGCGGCGAATTAAATTCTAATTTAATGGTTTCACAATGTTTAGAAAAATTGCGAACACGTTCAGCGAATTATATTGATTTAAGCGCAAACGGTTTTAATGTATATACAAGCGTAAACGAAGGCGTTAAATACTTACAAGACGATTTGTCTGATTTTACATATTTTCGCGCCATTATTGAATTATCAAATAAAATAGAACAATCAACACCAATTGGCGGTTTACAATCTGAATTACAAAACGATTTACAATCTTAAAAAATAACTATGGCAAAAATAACCTACTCAAATAAAACAGACAACCAAACGTCAGCATTGCCGGCCATAAATAAAGTGACCGCCGCCGATTTAAACGAGATTAAAACGTCCGTAAATGACATTTATGATACATTAGGCGGGTTTGCATTTTATGAGGACGCAACAACAAGCGCAACACCAATAAATTTGACTTCGGGCGTATGGACCGATTTAACAAACGACAAAGCCGGAACCGGTACACATTCGCATTTACCGTCATATATTGTTGGCGATTTATGGGATTCATCATCAAACAAAATTGATACATCAAAAGTTGGGGCCAATAAAGTTTTATTAATAAGAAATGATTTTGACGTAACGGCCGGCGCTGCAAATACACGTTTAGATGCACGTTTATATTTTCCGGATACAGGCAAAACAATTGAATTTTCACACGACAATATTGCGTCAAACGGTGATTTGGTCCGGTATTCAAGAACAACGCAAATATTTACACGAACAAGCGAATTAACCGGTGGTTGTAAGATTCAAGTTAAAGTTGATAAAAGCGGAGCAACTGCGGTTGTTGAGGATTTTGTTATAACAGTTTTAAGTTTTTAAAAAATGAATGATTTTAAACTATATATGCTTAACACGTTTTCGTTTATGGTTTCGTTTACTGCAATCGACGAAGTTTTAAAAATATTATTATTGGCCGTTTCAATCGGGTATACCGCACAACGTTGGTATTATCTAAATAAAAACACAAATGACAAGAACAATAAATAAAATAATAATTCATTGCACCGCAACGCCACAAGGTCGAGAGGTTACAAAAGACGATTTAAAAAAATGGCATATTGACGAACGCGGTTGGTCAGACATTGGCTATCATTATTTTATTGATTTAAAAGGTTGTTTATATGAATGCAGACCTTTAAGACGTAAAGGCGCACATACAAAAGGACAAAATTTAGATAGTATTGGGATAGCTTATGCCGGCGGAATGTCAAAAGATATGTCAGAAGTTAAAGATACGCGAAACGAAAACCAAAAAGAAACGTTAGAAAAATTACTAATTAAATTAAAAACAAAATTTCCGAATTCAATAATTTACGGACATCGAAATTTTTCAAAAAAACAATGTCCAGGTTTTGACGCTAAAAAAGAATATCAATATATAAGTGATAAATAAAAAATGGCAAAGCAATCATATAAAGACAAAAACGGAACAACGCGCGTTGGTGACGCATTGCGTTGGTTGGTGGCTAACGGAAAAAAAGTTGCGCCGGAATTGTTAGACATTGCGGGAAACATTACCGGAATTGAAAGTTTAAATTTGTTAAGTGATAAAATCAAATCCGATGGGCAATTGTCAGAAGTTGACAAACAAATGTTGTTGATGGAATTGGAATTTGATATGATTGAAATGCAAGAAGTCACAAAGCGTTGGACGTCAGACAATGCGGCGGATTCATTTATGACAAAAAACATTAGGCCATTGGTATTGGCTTTTTTAACGTTAACGTTGTTTATATATATTATTTTAGATTCATCAATCGGTGGCTTTAATATAGCGACACAATGGATTGATTTATTGTCAAGTCTTTTATTGTTAGTTTACGGCGGTTACTTTGGCGCGCGTTCAGCAGAAAAGATTGTGAAAACCTGGAAAAAATAATGGCAAAAAAATCAATTCAAATAAATACTTATAAACGCGTAAAAAAGAAACGCAAAGGTATTCATTCAAAAAACAAAAGTTCGAAGTTAAAATCCTCTAAAAACTACAAAAAAAGATACAGAGGTCAAGGGCGTTAAACTAAAAAAATAGATATTTTAATTTTTGTATTTTTGTAAATATTAAAATTCTAAAAAAAAGTTTATGGCTTCAAATTTATATTATTCAAGCGATTTCCACAAATTATCATTCGGCGACAAAGGTTTGCGTATTATTGCAGCGTCGGGAACTTCAACCGCGGGCGAAAATTTTTGCGCTATTCAAGCCGTTGAAGGTTCAACAATTTCGTGTGATATTGACACAACCGGCGGTGATACTTCAATCACGTCATTAGCATTAAGCGCCGGAACTGTTATTTATGGGAACTTTGACGACGTTTCTGTTGCAAGTGGAAAAGTAATTTGTTATTTACGATAAATTATGATTGGATTAGGTTTAAAATTACCGGCAACAAATCCGCCAAACGAAATAGGTCAATTGTTAAGTCAATTACAAAGTCGATCAACGTACTATGAAAACGTTAAAACTACAACCGAAATTTTAACAGATTTACAAACTTGTTCTTTTTAATATGCCAAATTTATTTCAAAAAGCG